GTACTATGGTCTGGAAAGTTTTATCACTTTCTTTAAATAAAAATTTTCCGAGGATATTTTCTCGTCTCCAAAGTCGTTTGAATATATGATATAGCCCAAAGGGCAATCTTATATTTACAGTATGTTTACCTCTTACACATATCATAGTACCATAGAGGCAACCATGTCTATAACTAAACCCTACACAACCTCTAATCATCTTTTTCTTTCTCTTTAGGTTGTTCGTCAGGCCACCTTGCTATCTCTCTATCAAGTCTTTCTTTCTTATGTAATCTACTTTGTTTAAGACCTATTGCCAATATCTTTTCCTCTTCTTCTATTACTTCGTGGAAATACTTCTTTTTCATATATTATAGTATATACTATTTGGTTGTTAATGTCAAGCTCTCTACTTTTATATATATCGGTGTGCGTTCTCCAGAGGACCTCCAGAGTACCTAATCCATAAATAATACAATGGACTCTCACACTAAACGGAAAGTCAAGAATTGTATAATACTGTTCTTTCTTTTCTATCTAGTGCTACAATGTAGTATTAGTTAATCTCGGACTCTCGGATTCTCGGAAGTTTCTAAATATAATGCAAATATGAACCTAGTATATACTTCGGCGTTTGTATTGCTTTATGACCTATATGTTTATATGTCCATGTAGGTGGAAACATTAATAGACGACCAGCCTTTGGTTGTACTTTTATGTCGTATTCGGGAAAAGATGTATGACCGCCTTCATTGTCTTTAAGATATAAAAAGAATACAAGAAATCGTCTTGCAGAATTATAGTCGCCTACATCTACATGTTCTTTAAATTCATCTTTATCATTTGGTAGATATCTTTTAAATCTTATCTCTTCAAAACCATATTGGTCAGGCCATTGTTTTTCTGTAATCTTACAATCATCTTTATATTTCTGAATCATAGGTCTTAAATGTAAGTAAGTACCTTGAGCCATCATCTTCCAATCATCATGTTGAGAGATATTGATTTCTGTAAAATGTCTATGGTTTTCTAAATCTGTGGATACATGTTGGTCATTACTTAATTCAAATTTTGTGATTAAACTTTCACAATGTTTTGAAGACAACACATCATCATATACTTGAATATATTTTTTCATTTTTCACCTTTTAAAATACTATACTACACTATTTAGTATGATATGGCAAGTCTAATAAATAGAAGTATGCATTATAGAGAACACCCCCTAAACATTGACATTGACCGCCTAGGAAAATGTTATTTAGATTTTAAAAGCAAAATGGGTTTTAAGACAGATGATAAAACCTTGATTGATTTTAATGCCATTTGTATCAACAGAATACCAGATGATGAAAATTCTATAACTGGTGGTAATGTTCGTGGTCTATATTGGACTATGCCTGATACAACCAACCATGAAGAAAAGAGATTGGAGCCTGTCAAAGAAAAACTATATACAGAAATCTGTCCAGAATTTAAAGGCACTTATGCTGAAGAAGTGTACGAGATAATTAGAAAAAGGTGGAAAGTTGGTAGAGTTAGATTCTTAATGAAACCACCAAGAACATGTTTGTCTTGGCACCGTGACCCCGAAATGAGATTACATATTCCTATTATTACAAATAAAGGATGTAAAATGGTAATTGAAGATACAGCGTTTCATATGCCGGCTAATGGTAGTGGTTATGTTACTGATAATACAAAGTATCATAATTTTTTTAATGGTAGTGAAATAGAAAGAGTGCATTTGGTTGCCACCATATTACAAGGCAATTTAGATGATATGCATTTATCAGATGAATCATGGAGAGACGAGGTAAAATTTGATTAAATTATCAGACAACGCTTATAAAAGATTAAACGAATTAAGAAATAAGAATAATAAAAAATTCGTTAGACTAGATGTTAAAGGTGGTGGTTGTGCCGGTTTTAATTATGAATGGTCTTTTGCAGATGAAGAAAATAGAAATGACGCCGTGGTAGAAGATGTATTAATTGTCAGTAGAGATTATGAATTATATTTACTAGGTATGGAATTAGATTATAGTTATGATGATTTTGAATCTATGTTTAAATTTAATAATCCAAAGGCTACAAGTTCTTGTGGTTGTGGGACTTCTTTTGCGATTTAATTGGCCTGCCCTACAGGATTCGAACCTGTGACCTACTGCTTAGAAGGCAGTTGCTCTATCCAGCTGAGCTAAGGGCAGTTAATTAAAAATGTGAATTGGTCGGAGTGGTAGGATTCGAACCTACGACCCTTGCGTCCCAAACGCAATGCGCTACCAGGCTGCGCTACACTCCGGTAATATTATCTATAGTAGATTGCGAAAGTATCGGCGAAGTTCATATGACAAAAAGATGATACTCTTCTATAATTCGGCTTTGATACGCCTCTATATCTGTATCTCAATTTATGGCCTTTACCATTTTTTGATATTGCTTTAAAATATTTTAAGTATTTTATAGGAATATTTTTAGCAATTGAATGTTCGCCATTATGTGGATCCGTTAAATACTTTAGAAGTAACGGATTAACAACTTTATTGAATATAGCTTTTCTTTTATCGTACATAGTGTTTCCTTATTTTAAGTATAATGGACCAGTCCATTGAATTGCATAATTACCAGTAAGTACATTACCTCTGGCTTGATTTAAAGCAGGTGCATTGTAACCAGCGGCTTTCAATATATCACCTTTTTTAAAGTGTTTAAAATCAGTTTTACAAACAAAACAAAAAACACCAGTATCTTGTACAACTTTGATGTACTTCTTACCTTGTGAAACTTTTGTTTTAGAGTCCCAATTATCAACTTGTTCTTTACAGTAACCAGTTAATTCTTTGCCACCCATTGTTGACCATTTCATATAATCGTTTTTAGCGCCTGCCATCATATTGGCTACGCCTTGTTCTAGTGTATCGGCAGTTTGATTTACAATTGTCATAGTGTTATTGTCCTTTGTTAGTAGTTAATATAGTCATTATAACAGAAACCAACATAATGGCAACCATTATTCCAAACATTATCCAGTTTTCTTGTCCTAAACAATGTCCTCCACAATCTTCTATTGAACCAACTGCCATAATAGCAGCCAGAATTGTTGTTATACTAAAAAATGTATTCATAGTGTGTCCTTTCTTTTAATTTAAAGCGATTAACATTAACAATAGACTATTCAATGAAAATCCTATTGCGTTAGATACGATATATAAGATATCTTTAGCGAATATAGCTCTTACTAAAAAGAGAAATAAACCTAACCATACTAATAATATAAAGTTTAATGGTGGTAAATTTGTTGACCAACCCATTAATACAGATAAAGAAGTCGGAGCAGTCGCACCGTGAATAAGTATCATACCTAACCAACCACAGGCTTCTGATATTTTGTTTTTTTTAATTTTTTTCATAATATATGTCCTTTCTTTATTATATGGATAGTATACCACATCTAAATATAGAAAGCAAGCACTATTTTCAAAAAAATGCATAAAAAAACCCTTATAAATCAACGCTTTATAAACTTTTTTGTTCTAGTTTTGTTCTTTTTAGTCAATTCTTGCAGTTTTGCAACAAAAAATGAGCGAATCGAGTGTAAATGGTCGCCGGATTATGAGCGAATCAGCGAATCAGCGTTAGATTCTCTTGATGACATGAAAAGAATCAACATACAACAGATGAAAGCAGCTTGTAATTTTTGATAAATAGTAGAAAAAGGAAATAAAAATGGAATATTGCAAAAATTGTGGTCATCAATGTCATTGTGGCAGTCCTTGTATGAAAGAACATACGGACGGCGATGGAAAAAAGATAGAAATTGAGTGTTGTAAACAATGTAGATGTGATACGCCTATTAATTAAGGAATTTATGGCAAAAATGAGATTATTTAAGTTTTGGAATGCAGATGGTGTTGAAAAAGAAAAAGAAGATATAAGTTTAAAGAAAGCAACAAGGTCCGTACAAGGTGATTTTAAAGATAAAATGATAAGTGTTGAATATATCAGTAAAAAGGGCAAAGAGATGTGTCATTCTATAATCATACCAATTGGTAGAAAGTTAAGACAATCAATTTTACAAGAACAAAGAAGAGAGGCGTTAAAAGCTAAGAATGCCAGCCGTTAGTAGAAAAGGAGATAGTTTATCAACAGGTCATGCTTGTGTTGGTACAACTACTTTAGATACACCAGGACAAGGAACAGTTTTTGCAAATAGTATTTTAGTTGCAAGAATTGGTGACCCTACTGTACCTCATCCAAATCCACCTTTACCACCATGTCCTGACCATGTAGCAAATGTTAATGTAGGTTCGCCTAATGTGTTTGCTGTTGGTATTGCAGTTGCAAGAATAGGAGATAGTGCAGACGCAGGCGCTATGACTAGTGGAAGTGGTAATGTTTTTGCAAACGGTTAGTAAAGTGTTATAAATATTACCGTTATGGCAATATACGACTCTCAAATAGTAAATAAGACCACTAGAAACTCCAGACCTTTCAAGGATATTGATTTAGACTTTGAAAGAAATCCAGTAACTAATGATGTCAATACTGTTGATAATGTAGTTGCAATAAAAAGAGCTGTAAAGAATTTAATACAGACTAATTTTTATGAGAGACCATTTCAACCAGAATTAGGTTGTGGTATTAGAGAATTACTTTTTGAAAACTTTACACCAATGACTAAAGTTTTTTTAGAAAGAAAAATAGAAGAAGTTTTAATTAACTATGAACCTAGAGTAGATTTGCAAAATGTTCAAGTTGATGATGACCAAGACGGCAATAGATTAGTTGTTGATATATATTTTTATGTAGTAGGTGTACCAGGTCCACAACAAGTGCAAACATTTTTACAGAGAGTAAGATAATAGATGTCAAATAAGTTAGTAGTATCGGATTATGATTTTGAAGCAATCAAAAGTAATCTAAAAGGTTTTTTACAAGGACAAACCGAATTTCAAGATTACGATTTTGAAGGTAGTTCTTTAAATATTCTACTAGATGTTTTATCTTACAATACTCACTACATGGCTTATCTTGCCAACATGGCAACTAATGAAATTTATCTTGATAGTGCAGATATAAGAAATAATATTGTATCATTAGCAAAGATGATTGGTTATACACCATCATCACCAAAAGCACCACAAGCAAATATTGATATTATAATTAATAATGCTTCAGGCACAAGTATTACAATGGCAAAAGGAACAGTCTTCACAACAAGTGTTGACGGGACTTCATATCAATACATAACAAATTCAGATTTTACAACTACACCAGTTGCAGGTGTTTATAAATTTTCTAGTGTACCAATTTTAGAAGGTACTTTAGTTCAATTTAAATATACTTTTGATAGTACAGATTCAGACCAAAAGTTTATCTTACCAAGTAATAAAGTTGATACATCTACTTTACAAGTAAGAGTTCAAAATAGTAGTGATGATACATCTATTGAAACATACGCATTAGCAGGTGGTTATAATAATGTAACAACAAATACTAAAGTTTATTTCTTACAAGAAGGCCGAGACGGCAGATATGAAATTTATTTTGGTGACGGTACAAATGGTAAATCACTAGAAGACGGAAATATAATTATTTTAGATTACATTGTAACAAATAAAGGAATATCAAACGGTGCAAGTTCTTTTCAATTACAAGGAACAATTGGTGGTTTTTCAGATGTTACAATTTCAACTGTATCAGCTTCACAAGGTGGTGTTGCAGGTGAAACAAATGATTCAATAAAATTAAATGCGCCTTTACAATACGCAGCTCAAGACAGAGCAGTAACAACTACAGATTATGAAAGTTTAGTTAAATCAATTTATCCAAATGCATTATCAGTAAGTGCTTGGGGTGGTGAAGATGATGAAACACCAAGATATGGTATTGTGAAAATAGGTGTTAAAGCTGCTTCAGGTTCTACATTGACAGAAACTACAAAAGCAGATATAGTAAATAAATTAAAACCATACAATGTTGCTTCAGTTGTACCTCAAATTGTGGATCCAGAAATAACTTCGGTACTATTAACTTCAACAGTTAAATACAATACATCAGGAACAACAAAATCAAGTGATACATTAAAATCAGAAATTATATCTTCATTGACGAATTATAATACAAATACTTTACAGAAATTTGATTCAATATATCGTCACTCAAAAGTAACAGGTTTAATTGATGGTACTGATAATAGTATTCTATCAAATATTACAACTGTTAAAATAAGAAAAAGTTTTACACCTACAATAGCAGCCTCTAACAAATATGCTATTTACTTTAGAAATGCTTTATTCAATCCTCATGCAGGACATAATATGGCTGCCGGTGGTATTTTAAGTTCTACAGGTTTTAAAGTAACAGGTAGTGATAATGAAATGTTTTTTGATGATGACGGTAATGGTAATGTAAGAAGATATTTCTTATCATCTGGTATTAGAACATATGTAAATGATAGTCAAGGAACAATTAATTATTCAACCGGAGAAATTATACTTAACTCTTTAAATGTTGCCTCAATATCTAATATTAGAGGTGTTACATCTACATTAATTGAGATAACAATAACTCCTTTATCAAATGATATTGTACCTGTAAGAGACCAAATTGTAGAAATAGATATTGCAAATTCTAATATTACCGTAACAGCAGACACTTTTGTGGGAGGTTCAGCTGACGCTGGTGTGGGCTACACAACAACATCAAGCTACTAATGAGCAATGGCAAAATTTAATGAAAAAATATCAACGATACTTAACAACCAATTACCAGAGTTTGTCGTTGCAGACCATCCTAAATTCGCAGAATTTCTAAAAGTCTATTATCAACTTTTAGAATCAGCAGAATTATCCGTTACAGCTATTGAGGGCACAGATGGTGTTTTACTTGAAACAGAAACAGGTCAAACAAACAATCTAGTTTTAAACTCTAGTCGTAAAGATACAGCAAGAACATTATTAGATGAAAATGATAAGATACTTTTAGAAGAATCTACTTACGGTAAATTCACTAGAGGTGAAACTATTACAGGTCAAACATCAAAAGCAACTGCTGTAGTATTAGTAGAAGATATTGCTAATAATAGATTAATAATTTCAGCACAAGATAAATTTATTGATACAGAAATAGTTGTTGGTCAAAATTCAGGTGCTCAAGCTACAATTTCAAATTACAGACCTAATCCAGTAAATAATATTTCAGACTTAATTAATTTTAGGGATCCTGATAAAGTTATTAATCACTTCTTAACAGAAATGAGAAATGAGTTTTTGGCAACATTGCCAGAAAACTTAGCGTTAGGTATTGATAAAAGAAAATTAATTAAAAATATTAAATCACTTTATAGGTCAAAAGGTTCAGTTCGTGGCCATGAAATGTTTTTTAGAGTTTTATTTGGTGAACAATCAGAAACATTTTATCCTAGAGAACAAATGCTTAAGGCTTCAGATGGTCAGTTTGACTCATTAAAAGTATTAAGGGTTATTGCAACAGTAGGTGACGCAACACTATTAATTGGTAGAACAATAACAGGTCAAACTTCAAACGCAACTGCTATTGTAGAAAATACTTCTACACTACAAATTGGTGCTTCTACAGTTACACAATTAATTTTAAATGCTGATAGTATTCAAGGAACATTTTTAATTAATGAAGAAATACAAGGAACAACAGCCGATACAGATGACTACTTTATTAAGGCAAGTATTACAGGTATACCTGGTACAAAAAATATTACAAATGACGGTTCATTAAATAAAACTACAGATACAATTAATGTAATAGCTGGTGGTGAGGGTGCATTATTTCAAATTGAAGATATTGGACCTGGAAGTATTACAGAAATTATTTTAGATAATAAAGGTACAGGTTATGAGATAGGTGATAAACTAACATTTAATAATACAGGAACAAATGGTGGAAATGCAGCTGGATTTGTAAAACTTGTAAATGGTGGTATTGCAGACCAAGCAGGCAGTAGGGATCCTGCTAACGGAACGGAAGACAGATTAGTTTTAGAAGGCGGTACAACTCAAGGTGACGCATATTCAGGTAATGTTATTGTTCAAGAAAAATTTACAGACTTACAAACTATAGAAGAAATATTTTTAACAAATGGTGGTGGACAATATACATCATTACCTTCAGTATCAGTTACATCATCTACAGGTTCTAGTGCAATTGTAAAAGCATATGGTGATGAAATAGGAAAAATTGTAAAATTAAAAACTGCTGAATTAGGTAGAAGTTACGAAACAGCACCAACGCCTCCTGTTTTAGGTTTCTTTAATAACATGATTATAACAGGTATTGTTGGTTCTTATATTCAAAATGGTACAGTTACAGGTGGCACAAGTAATGCTACAGGTGTAATTGCAGAGTTTGACAATGCTAAAGGTCTATTAAGAATTAAAAATGTAACAGGTACTTTTCAATTAAATGAAACTATTACATCTAATTCAGGTGGAACATCTAAACTTGCAAAATTAGATATTTCAACAGCTACAGTAAATGTTGTGTCTGTATCAGATACAGATGGTGTGTTTATTAGTGAAAAAGGTAAATTATCAGAAACAACAATGAGAGTACAAGATAGTTTATACTATCAAGATTATTCTTATGTAATTAAAGTAGGTCAATCTATCGCCAGATGGCGTGACGCATTTAAAAAGACTATGCACACAGCAGGTTTTTATTTTACAGGTCAAGTAGATATTGAATCAAGAATAATAGTAACAGCAAAAGGTCCTGTTAAAGGTGTTACTTCAGGAGTTCTTGATAGTCCATTATTATCTCTTGTTAATACAATTTTCACAACTGTTTTTGGTAGAAGATTAGGAACAATTTCAGACGGAACATCTTTAAGACCTAAAGCAAATGTGGGTGGTAATGTTGATGTAAGTACGGCTTACGAAGACCCATTTGCCGCTAATACTAGAGATTTGACAGCAACTAGAGAAAAAATATCAATAGATTATTTAAGTAGACCAAGGAATATTTTTACTGACGGTGCAGGAGTTGTACATGATATTAGAAGTGGTTATGCATACGGTGGACCTAGATTTAGTTCATTAAATAGATATGTTAATAGTGCTTTTGGTCAAACAGCAGTCGGTTCTAATGCAAACTCATTTCAAAATTTAAGTAATATCAAAATACAAGGTACTAAAACAGCTCTTGATGGACAACAAACACCTATATTTTTATTTACTTCTAACGAAATAGGTAAGAAAATTAAGATGAATTATGCGTTTCCTTGTGAAATAGGAACAAACGCTGATTTATTCAGTAACACATTAACTAGATTTGATAGTAACACAACTAAATTTGATAAAACAACATCATAAAATGTTTATAAATAGTACAAAGAGATAGAGGCAAATGACAAAACAAGTAATAAGTAGAGGTACTAACGCAAACGACGGAACAGGTGATAATCTCCGAGACGGTGCTAATAAGATAAACCTCAATTTTAACGAAATTTATACAGCATTAGGTAATGGTACAACACTTGATGGTACTATTAAAATTGCTGATGATTCATCTACGGTAGCAACAATTTCTGCCAATGGTGAAACATTAAAAATTTTAGGTGGTAGTGCTATCACTAGTGTGTTATCAGGTAACACATTAACCATTTCTGCTGACGCTTCATCTCTATTGACTGCTACAGGTGCGGCTACTTTAACAAACAAAACAATTAATTTAAGTAACAATAATACACTTTCAGCTACATTTGCTGAAATTAACACAGCAATTTCAGACGCAACTTTAGTTGACACAGCGGCTTCTCAAACACTTACAAATAAAACATTAAGTGCTGATAATAATACTATTTCAGGTATTGCAGCTTCAAGTTTTGTATTGTCAAATGGTTCAGGAAATTTAGATGGTTCTGCTTCAGCAAAAGCAATACCAACAGGTGCAGTTGTAGGTTCAAGTGATACACAAACACTTACAAATAAAACTATTAGTGGTGCAGATAACACAATTACAAATATTCCATCTGCTAATGTTACAGGTGTATTTGATAATACATCTTCCGGATCAAAAATTAGATTTAACTTTGCCGGTACAGGTGCGTTTCCAAGTGA